ACGGATCTAAAACTGCTGTTACAAGAGCAAAAACTGTATCCATATCGTCCTCATCTCTATCCAACATGCTTTTGAAATTGGAAATAGCTTCCATAGCTACCACAAGGTCAGCTTTTCGCAAACGTCGCTCATAAAATAATTGTTCATTTAACACTTTAACCCTTGCCATAGCTCTTTGTCCATAATGTTTTTGAATTTTACTGTCGTTAAGTTTCATTTTTCTTTCCTCCTTTTAAAAATCTCAAGTAATACTTTAAATCAAGTTTTCAATATTCTCGTTTTCCTCCTTTAAATATTTTTCCATGTCTTTGCGAAAATCCCACAGACTTCCCCTGATCGTCATTTTAACGCCGCTTTTTAGTATTACTGTCGTAAATATGCCATAAGGCGGTTCAGTTTTACCATCACTTAAAGATGACGCTTCATGATAAGCTGCAACTTCATTTAGATCAAAAGAGCCGTCACCTCCCTCGAACATTATTCCAATAAATTTTTTCATAATATATCTCCTATTAGAATTTAATATAACTTCAATAAAATTAATTAGTTATCCAGTTTATAGTACGCATTACGAAATCCAACGCAATAAGAAAAAGCAATATTGCCCAGCCTTCGAATGCTCGTTTCCAACCTTTTTCAGCATTTTCACTGCATGTAGCAAGCTTATGATGACAATCATATGTAACTGCACCAATCACAAGCAGAACAAAAATACCAAAAACAGTCATAAAAATATTAAACCACATACTATTTCCTCCCTTCAACAACAATCGCATATCTGTCAATAAGCTCAATTAAGCATACATCATCAGGATATTTACGGATGATTAGTTCCAAAAGCATATCATTCGAAACTATTTTCTCAATTTCAAGAGCTTCTATTCCGCGTTTTTCTATTTCTTTAATAATCTTCTGACGCGTAACTGCTTTTATTAAAGGATCTACTTCCATATTCATACTAAATATGGCTTCTTCAAATTCTTCTTTATCTAATATTTCCATGCTAATTCTCCAATCTGTTTTTGCGTCGATATGTATTAGAAGCTCTACGCCATTCATTAAGAAACCACGCATAAATATCTTTTCTATTAATCCACCCACCTACTTGAAAAAATATCACAAGAATGCCACCGATAATAACGAACGTTGCCACTAGTGGATGATCAACCCACTTATACAATACTATAAAAATCCAAATATCAAACAAAAGTATAACAATAACGGTAACAAAAAATACCATCCGCATGAAAACATCATATAGATTCTCCCATAATACAACAGAAAGATCAGATAAATACATAACAGCATCGTACGATAATTGCGATATTAAAACTCTTAGAATCCCAAAAAATACTTTCATAATAACCTCCTAAATTAAATGATTATACATCTATCTTATGCCTTTTAAAGGTAAAAAAAGCCGACGAATGTCGACCTTTTTCCTTAGACACTGCTCCAGATTGCATCTGGAGGGGTCACTCAGTTGTGTCGCGATATTGCCCTTTCCAAGTTTTTTTCCTTGTTGGTCTTTCAGGATGAAAACAAAAATTATAATATTTTATAATATACCAAACAGCTACAAAAACCCAATCCGGATATTTTTTCAAAGTATCCCAAATCATGATTTTCTCCTTAAATGATTATCCATGACTCTTATGCCAATTTATAGCTAGGAAGACAAGTCTCCCTGGTATCACAACATTACATGCTCGGCGTTAATACTCATAACCATATTATGGAATACGCCAGGCAAAAGATTACCGGTTTCAACTTTTTCTACCAAGTTAGTTTCACTACAGAATATGAATCTCATATACTCATTATTCACTTTTGCGTCCATACAATCCTTTAATCTGGTTTGAACGGATTTAGAAGCATAATCAACATTGTCGATTATTATAGTTCCAGCCGTTAATGGAACTGAACCATATTCTACTCCACAATCGAAATAAGTTTTTCCGAACTTTTTGTACAGGCTACGATTAGCAATTTGGCGCGCAATATTTGTTCTAATATCACCAGTACGACCAAAAATCAATATCGGATCAGATGTTTTAACTACATTGCATATTATTAACATGGTCTTTATTTGGTCTGGAGTAAGATTATCTGGGAGTATGTTAGAATCAAATTGTATCATAATTGCCTCCTAAAGTTTAAATGATTATCATCGTTCTTATGCCACTTAAAGGTAAAAAAAGAGGGTAAGATGCAGCTCCTCTTTTTCTTACAATGTTGGTCCTATTTTTCGCGTCAATGACTCGGAACCGCCAAGTCAAAGTGCTAGCGGACGGCTTCATTAGGTTCTAGCCAACGAACGGCACCCGCGTACCTATTAGTCCTTGAAACTGCATTTTCGGTGTCTAAGTTATAAGTCAGCCTTCATGACTCTTATGCCACTTTATAACTAAAAAAGAGGCAAATTATTTTGCCTCTCTTGTGACCTTGTAGCCCAAAATTTCCAATGCTGATATAACTTGCTCAGTGTTATTTTTGATAGCATCAGCTAGAAATTGACATTTGGGGCACAAGTCATTAGTGCCGTCAATATTCCATTCTTTGCATTCTTTACACAACTGCATGAGATTCCTATATTTTAATTAATCCCGCATCATATAGATCATAGGCGTTTATAAAATAAACGATATTGTAATAAAAACCTGGAACCATAATATCGTTTTCCAGTTCCTTTTTCAGACTGCTCTGACTTAAAAATGTCAATCTTACACAGGTTTCTTCCTTTGATTTGGCATCCATATAATCTTTTAGATAGAACTGACAGCGTTTAGTTGCTAATTCAACGTTATCAATTATTAACCATCCAGCAAATAATGGGACCTCACCGCCACCTGCACAGTCAAAATACAATTCTTGCATAGTACTGCAATCAATATTTAGCTGGCGCATTTCTTTAGCAACATGTAAACGCACTTGAGGAGTACCACCATAAATTAACTTGGAATGGATAGAGTTGTTGGCTTTATGGAAATTTTCAATTGATAAATCATAACTTTTACGCATAATAATCTCCTAACTTAAATGGTTATCACTATTCTTATGCCGTATAAAAGAAAATATAATTTATATATATAATATTATATATTAAATATATACGTAAAAAAGGGAGACGAGTCTCCCTTTAAAAATTTAGAACAACATGTTAAACAAGATGTAACCGAGAACGATAGAAATGATTCCAGATGCTATCATTGCTCTTGACATAAGCTTATCCATGATTTTCTCCTTAAATGGTTATACACATGTCTTATGCCAAAAATTAGTAGATATAACGTTATTTTAAGACTGTAAAAACTTTCTTTAAGATGTGTATTTTACCATTTGCTTGAACACGTAGGAAATAGATATAGTTGCCACTTGCCAGATTACTTGCGTCGATCGATACATAATATGTCCCGGGACTCCGAAATCTTTCGGAAAATATCTCTTCGACTCTTCCGGTAATATCTACTATATGCAGAGATACTATTGATTGGTTTTTTATAGAATATTGTATAGTGGTGGTAGGGTTAAACGGGTTAGGATAATTCTGTTTCAAATTAATTCCGTATATCCTGGGATCTTCAATTAGTGCGGTAGCATTGCTGGAATCCACTTCCAGGTACAAAGCATTGGTACAGTATCCATAGAGCAAAGAATCTTCTTCCAGCCAGTGCTTTACAGCATCCAAAGTAATTTCGTATATACCTTCCGGATAGTCTATCACGCTTGTGATAGTCATTTCGTTCCCATTCCATGACGACTGGTCGTTGTCTATTTGTTTAGTGTCGTATAGAAAACTACCATAAGGTGAGATATAAGGTGGGTTGATAGTGTCGTAAACAACTATGAAGTCTAAAGAATCACCCTCATTTTTGGTGACTTCTATAGGAACTTCATAGTTCCCTTCAATTTTGAAAATGTTCATTTGGTAATATGAAACTTCAGAGTCATATTGCCCAAATATCAACATGGGTAATAAAACAAAAAACAAGAAAAGAAATTTTTTTAGCATAGCATTCTCCTTCATATAAAGATATGGAAAAATACCTTCATAATCTATAGCTAAAAAAATAGGGCGACGTATGTCACCCTATCTTGCTATTTCTTCTTCCTGACCACGCGGGTAGGAACATACGTTAAATCCTGGATTTTAAAAACATCCAGATCCGAACGGGTCCCAAATTTATTATAAAGCCTTTTGGCTTGTTCAAGTTCAGAAGTTTTTATCGTACAGCGAATTGTTGCCTGGCGCCCATCTTTTGCTTTAAAAGGTTTGAAACCATCAGGCAGATCCGTCGCATTAATCATAATATCATTATCCAGATCCATACTCGTAAATCGAAAATTTCCATTATGTCGTGGAACCAATTTACCTTTTTCACTGATTTCGACAACAAAATCAATTGGTGGGCAATGATTAGAAATAGTTTCGGTAATAAGTGACCAGACGACCACAATAACATCCCAGATTTTCTTAGCAATCCATTCAAGGCCTGATTCTACTAAACCAATTCCTGCCCAAATCCATTTGAAACCATAGCCAATCAATTTGAATGGATATCCCGGGAAAATCATTAATCCTGCCCATACAATAGAAAATCCAGCCACAAGAATTTTATCCCATCTTTCGTTCGGCTCTCTCCATCCTCCTCCCCAGGTTTCCTCCTCTTTAAGTTCTCGCATCCGTATTTTCTCTTTTTTCAGTTTATGGACTTTAACCTTATGATCTCTACGTCTCCTGATTCTGAATTCTCGTACATCACAAGATTTTTTAATTATCCATGCTACAAAGGAACTTTTGAAGAACCAGACACCAATCTTATAAAGTAATACCATTGTTATAGTGGTTCCAACAATCGCGCCCAAGGCAACCATAATCCACATAATAACACTTAACCATGGGATATTTATGAAAGCAATTATTACGGCAAGAAGCCATTCAAGAACAAAACCAATACCGAAGAAAAGCCAGGGAATCCCGGTTGTAACGAGAAATACAATTAGCAACCATATGCACACAACAATTATCCACGGAACTGCAAATATCCAGTGTACTACCAGGCCGAACCAGGCTAAGATATTTGTGGACAAAAGTCCACCTATAAGTATGGCAAATATCATCACTATCCCAGTAATGATCCAGGAAAATATCATTTTGCTTTTTGATGCGGTAGCATTAAAGTCGTCAACAAATTTGGGAGCAACCCATGACAATGGCCACAGAATAAAAATATCGATGATTTTCATTAGTATGATACCAATGATAGATGCTAGCATCAATATACTTCCAAAAACCATGAATTGGTAAAAGGGGCATTTGTTAGTAACCTCCTTGGTTCCCATACCATACCATCCTCTTAACCACTGATAATATCGATAGCGGGGATCTTCCACATTTATCACAATATTTTTTTCATGGCCCAAATATTCATCGGCAAATCCAGCGCCGATTTGTGAGGGTCTATTTTTCATCAGTGGTTTCCTCCTCTGATTCGGATGTGAGTTCGTCCAGTTCTTCCGTTAATTCGGCATTCTGCTCTTCCAGGTCCGATATAACATTTTCCAAACTGTCATTTGCCGCTTCCAGTTCAACAACATGATCCGGCTCATTCATCATGTACGAATTGTCAATGTGATTATAAGAAATGTAGCCAAACCCGAAAACCAAAGCAATCATAAAAATACCCAAAAAGGATTTTAGTGTGGGATTCATTTTTTTCTCCTAAGTTAAGTTATGATAAATACAAAAAGTAATACGCAATATAAGACATACAAGAAATAAGCAAAACTACAAAAAGTATTAAATACGCTTTTGTTACTCCATCCACTTTATCTCCTAAGTTAGTTAAAAGTTTATTCAAATGCATAGAAATTTCTATACATTTGTCTTATGCCATAGTTTAAAGATAAAAAAGAGAGGAACAACTATTCATTCCTCTCCTACACCTGGATACCACCCGCCAACTTTGCGACTATCGTAATAATAATTAAGGAGTCGTGGATGCGTTTCTTTCCAGTATTCCAATTTAAGGTCGAATAATCTTTTCCTTTTATCAGTATATTTTTCAAAACATTCCTCATTACAAAAAGTTCCCCATTCTCTTTTTTGTCCTAGACGCAAATATTTTCCACACTGAAAACAATAAGTAAGTGGCATAATAACCTCCTATTGTATTATAAATTTCTTATTCCACTTTTCCACGACGCTAAATACACTCCATCGTTAAGGGAATTATTTATCCAGTGTAGACTGCTATTAATAATATATTCATTTTTAAGCATGTCTCTATAAATTATCAAGCAATGAAACTCAACTAGATTAACTTTTAGCATGTTTGATCCTCGCATCCTTTTCTGCTTCCATTACTAGAAATATAGGATACTCATTATTATTGCGAATATAAGAGCCTAGGCAGTGACATGTATACTTATGCGGTATCCAATCAGAGAGTAAATCATTAACATGGACTACACATGTGATTTCTAGAATATTAACCCTTAACGAAGACACGGCGAAAAGCCCAGATTATTAAAATTATTAATCCTATTCCGAAAAATACTATACCACAAGCCGTCATAAATGTAAGGAAAGCTTTCCATCCGCCCATATGAAATGCAGATGCAAGTGAGCCAACTATGCCACCAATAGTTAAAATAACAATTAATTTCGCTACTAAATCTTTCATGTGTACCTTCCTTTAAGTAAAATAGAGTGACGTGCGTCACTCTATTTTTTCAACCCATAATTTCCTTAAATCAAATGGACCAGCTACTAATATTTCATCGTTTTTACTACACCTAACCCACAAAAAATGTTCTAGCTTTTTTTCTTTTTTGTATACATAAAATTCAACCATTTGGTGTTCTGTACAAAAATAATGGGCTTCAATAATATCAGTGGGTATCTTGTATCTTTTGTCATAAGCTATCAATTTGAATTTTCTCAATGGTTTTTCATAGTCTTCCATAATATTCTTCCTAACCTGTTTTTGTTGTATTAGGGTATAAAACAAGTTTTACACCCTAGGTATTTTTTGCCATGATTTTTTTGATCATATCGGCTAATGCCTTTAACCCTTTTAATGTGTCTACATGATATAAACCACATCCAAAACCCTTAAACCATTCTAATGGCGATGGACAGCCACAATGCCCAGAAACTCTGACAACCCGGCCATATTCCTTATGTAATTCTACGGCTTCCTTTGGTGGAATACCAGGCCCCTCACAAACCCAATACGTCCAGGCTCTTTTAAATCTCCAACCCGAACCCTTGATTTCACCAAGTATTCGCGTTGGAACTTCGCCGTTAAATTTAACTGGCATTACATAGTGTTCAATATCAGCATAATACAACTCAGCAATAATAGCATCATCGCAACCTTCAACGCCTGCATAATTCTTCAAATAAGTTTTGTCCATTTTATCTCCCTCCATACGGCATAAGGAGTGTACCTGTTATTCGACCATCTTCCATTTTTCCTAAAATCATTATACCAGATTGCCCAAATGTCGGTGCATAATCAAGAATATAATTACATTTAATAAATTTTACTTTCATGAGGGCTCCTGTATATGGGCAAGGTATATTGGCGTATCATGTTTACGTATCCTATGAGCATGGGCTGAGTAAAAACCATGGCTAAATACTACATCCATGTAATCAATAATATAATGAAAATTTCTAAGTCGTATTCTCATCCTCTTGAACCTCCGGGATTATTAAAGCTAGATACACTGTATCAGCAGACGATTTGCCTTCAAATAGTATCGCGCGTTCGTAATTAACTGCGTACATGCCGCAACCCAATAACATATCGTTATAATTAATAACACAGTGAAAATCAAGTAAACGTACTTTCATCGTAATGTCACCAGGTCAATCACGTCAGCGAATTCTTCTAAGTTCACCTGTACTGCTCGTACGAACCAATATTTATCTCTATGATCTTTGGTTTCACGATATTGGACAATACAATGAAAGTTAATAAGTCTTACTTCTTTCATTCTACCTCCAACCAGGCCAGATATATGGCTGGGCTACGTTCTTGTATTCTGTGCGCGTTAATCGCGTAAAATCCTCCACAACAGGGGACATCTTTATAATCGATGATATAACGAAAGTTATATAGTTTAATCGTCATTGCTTCTCCACTCTGCTAAAAATATTTCCCATCGCTTTTTATTCCTGACATCGAAAAAGATTGTATGAAAATTGAAGAGATTCTCTTCGAAAAGATCATGATCCTTTATTATAACATGAAAATTCCTAAGTTCAACTTTAACTGTCACCTTTCACCTCCGCTAAAAGTACTTCCCACTGTTTAGTTCTCTTCTCCTCGAAAAAGATTGTATGAAGGTTGAAAACATATTTATCAAAAAGTTCAAGATCCATTATTATAACATGAAAATTCCTAAGTTCAACTATCATGCAATTAACTTCTTCTCTATCTCGTCGCGCAAATCAATTACACCGCGCAAATCACTACCAATATCCATTTTCCAATGCACACCGCGTTTATCAGTCATGCAGTAGATACAAGCAGAGCGATCAGTATTACTGAATGTCCACACCCAACAACGGTACCAATCTGTATTGACACATGTCAATTGCTTACCAAAAACTTTCTTGAATATCTGCTTCGCAGATAGGCCATAATGTTTAACCATATGGTATTCTCGCATGTACCAGGCTTCAAAAAATTGACCTTTATTGGCAAGAGAAATATGATTTGTTATTGAATCTGCTTTGTCCTTATCATAAGGAATTTCATTTATTAACATCTTGGACCTCCTTATATGTGTGTAAAAAAATGGACAGAGGTGCTGGTTTGATCTCAGTGTCCATCTTCAGCCAGCAAAAATTTAGGTTTCAACACCCCGATCAGTGGAGAGTTCCTCTCCACAACCTCTGTCTACTTGAAAAACCGGATGAGGATCCTACGTATGTAGGACCCTATACCGGCTACTCATTGTAAGGATACAATCACGAATCTCCCGTTTGGACACGCCCTACCACCATGTGCCCATACAAGCGATATACTTAGATATACTAAGAGCATTCTTAGTATATTGCTCGAAGACTCTGGGATGATGGGACTCGGACTTGCCAAAGTCCTCCAGCGAATTTCTGTTTTTCCGCTCGCCCGTTCATATGATCTCCTCCGAATATACGAACTATTAGTCTTGCCCTTTAAGCAGTTTTTAGGCAGCCCGACAAATTCAACGTATGTTACCTGCATACTAAATACATACAACAGCGCGGGTCTAACTGCCGATCCGCTTCTTGGTGGGAGTGACCAAGAAATAACGCGGACGATGTTACGATTGGATGGATACCCAATGAGCATCAAAAGATATACATCCACTTTTCTTATGCCATATTAAGTCTTAATACACATGCGAGCAAGGAGGGAATCGAACCCCCGAGACAGGTAATTACTCCTGTCTCTGATAATACCTCTACGGGGTGTTACGCCCGCCTGCAGACCACAGTGCGATTTACTAACTACTAGGTATGTTCTATCGTTACTGAAATGAACAACCTTTCGCCAGCTAGCACTTCGTCGGCGACACCTTGCGTATCCATGCTCACCATGTTAACTGAGTGAGTCATCAATCCTTTCAAACAACTTCACCAGTTGTGGTTCTTTCTCAATTTTCTTTTTGAGATCCTTCTGGCCGGTAACTCTCATCAGCGCGTCCAGTATGGTAGGAAATCCGTTGTCCAGTATATTCTGCAACCGCAAAGACACACTAGTAAGCATTTCAACATGTGCCATAAACTCTTCCATTTCAGGAACAAGTTTACGGGATACCTCAACGAAACCAATACCATTTTTGCTATCGCATGCGTAGCTAACAATCCAGGACGTGAAACTGTTTTCATCCAACCGTGTATATAATGCAAAATTCGTTTCACATCTTCTGGTGGAATTGAATCCTGGCCGGCCGCTAGCATCATGATAATTTAAACCTTCTGTTACTTCCTCGTATTTGTCACCTTTGAAAACTTTGGAAAGATAAACGAGGGTTGGCTTGACGTTGCTCCCATGTGGATTGGTTTTTCCATAAATACTTTCTGATTTAAGGTCTTTGACTTCAATTAGAGTATAACTCATAAAAAATACCTCCATAAATAATGAAAAGAAAAGGCCACGTATGTGACCTTCCCATTAATTGAAACAACTTCCTTATTATTTTTCTTATGCCTGTTTATACATAAAAAAGAAAAGGGCTACGTACGTAACCCTTTCCGCCAATTAGTACTCATACATCGTGACAATTACTATCACGTCAGCGTATTCACCAATCTGGTTTATAATGGATTTTGCAGTACATCCGTATTGGGACATTGTGTCGTCAAATAATATGACTAACGCTTTTTGACCTGTACGATAATAATAATCTTTACATACGGGCAATAATGTTGATTCAGGTACATGGACTGGTACTTGATCCATTTGTGGAATTTTTCTGGTTTTTCCTGCCTTATGAATATGTCTTCCTTTTAAACCAGTTGCCGGATCTTCAAATGTGTCTCTGGCTATATAAGGTTTTGCCCAGCGATCTAAAAGATCCTCATTATTAAAATATGGGCGAAGCTTTTCTGCATCATGCCATAGCTTTTTGTAATATTCATCCGGATGTCTTTTGCTGGTGTAAAATATTTTGTCATAACTGACACCAAATTCATCATGAAGATTTTCTGAACATTTTATATTAAAGAGTCCAGTATGACAATCACAAAATACAAAAGCTTGTGCTCTTGGTATTAGATAGTTTAATAACGGTTTGAGCATATTCATATAGAACGCAATATCTGTTGGCTCAATTAAGGTTTTTAAACCATTTGCACCAACAGGGGAAAATCTATTAAGGACGAATTGTTGTGTCTCTGTTAATACAGCTGGATGTCTTCCTTTAAATACTGCTAAAGCTAAAAAATTATATCCTAACGAAGTAGATCTTGTTACGATATAATACGGACCAAAATGCATCAATTTTTTTGATTTCATTAAATAATGATCTTCTTCATCCATATGACTGACAGCATGTGCCGTTTCGTCAGATGTTAAATTTTCAGGTTCTCCTTCAATACCAGACTGGACATGTGTATTTATCCATTTATCTGCTGTAACTTTCATTGAAACTTCGTGAGTTAATGAAGGAAGTATTTTGTGTCGAATGTTACCTAACCGTCCCGTTAATGTAGGCATAGTAGTTCCTTAAAATAGGATTTGCAATTTCAGTTAATTATTTGTAAATTGTATACATGAACGTAGAATTAGAAACAATGAAGCACATACAACAGGTAAGGTCTTATCTGTTAGATATGATACAAGAGCTCGCAAAGAGAGCAAGTGAGCACGACAAGAGCAAACTCGAGGATCCGGAGAAAAGTGTATTCGAAGAATACACACCTAAATTAAAAGGCACCACATATGGCAGCGAGGAATACAATGAATTCCTCGTAGAGATGAAACCTGCTCTTGATCATCACTATAAAAAAAATAGCCATCATCCGGAACATTATTCCGGCCATGGTGGAATTAACGGAATGGATTTATTAGACCTAATAGAGATGTTTTGTGACTGGAAATCAGCCACCCTTCGGCATGCCGATGGCAATCTAAAAAAATCAATAGAACATAACCAAAAGAGATTTAGCATCGGCGATCAGTTAACTAAAATTTTTAAGAACACAATGAAATACGTAGAGAAGCCAAAGTAGCCTCTCTACGTATTTATAACATTAGAAGAATCCTTTAATGGTTTTTTTCATAGGTTTCATAACATGGACCATGGTCAGAAATTGATGCCATAAAGGATAAAAATCACGTCCACCGGTATTTTTTTTAACATCGACCAGGTCATTACGGAGACAATTTTCTTTATTGTGCCAGGAATGGAGTTCGCGCAATTCAAGAACAATGGAATTAGTTTCATCATAAAGTACTACACACTCAATTAATTCTCGTCTCATGTCTTTGCTCTCTGTATCGAAATTAGAATTCCAAAGTTCCAGATTGTGAATCTGTTTGTCTTTAACTTCGTGCGCGCCGACATAATGTCGAGGAAATACTAGTGCAGAAATACCACATTGATCATAATATAGAGTATCTAATTCTATCATGTTAAACCTCCTTTTTAAGAACACAATGAAATACGTAGAAGGACCAGCATAGGCCCTTCTACGTTTTAATAATTTCTAAAACTTTCGAAGATCGAACATTCTGGGTTTGCTCCAATCCCGGAACCACATGTACACGAAAACAGGAATAACGATTATAAATAACAACCAGAATTCCAGATAGGCTGCATATTTATTTTCCAAAGTCATTCCACAAGATTTGACATGAAGAACGTTTGCAATGGTTATTAGGACTAACCAACCCCAAAAACCTATTCTGTTTAATGTACGCATAATAAACTCCTAGTTAATTATCATACCTCTTATTCCATAGTTTTGCAGCTTCTGCTTGGGAGTCTTTCACTCGTTTTACTACAATTTGAAAACGGTCCGAAAATTTTATGTCATCATACTGATAGATAATACGTTCTGTTGCTCCACCACAACGCGTACACCGAACGGCTACGCCGTTAGATTTTTCATCATGAGAGTATAGTGCTAATTCAGCTTGACCGCCGCAAAATGGGCAATCCAGCAATTCCACCTTTTTCATTTGTCATACCACTTGAATTTGAAGAGAAAATAAGTGTGCCAGTCCCTAAGCCACATGTAAAGACCTATGACTGTTAATAGCGGATAGACCAACCAAAAAATCAGTCCAGGGGTTGATTCGCAAGCAACATAAAGTGTTGCTCCAGCTATGCATACGAATAAAATTATTGCTCCAATTCTGTTTAAAAAATGCATTTTAATCTCCTTTTCTTACTATTTGTGATAACATTAGCCTTACGTGATCCAGGCGTAACACATCTGGATTACCAAGTATATAAGTGTGATCTTCTTTTACCGCTTGGTCGATTTCGTAACACGTATCGCTTCTATAATCCAGGAAATGCCCAATAAGAATACAAACTTCCATTATTTCTTCTTTCTACTAGCACTTACCCAATTCTGACAGAATCTTTTTGGCAGTACGCCCCATTCGTCATGAGGGATTGCTATTGCTGTTACAAGAGCCGCTGTGTCACCGGAGGCATCAATAATATAAACTACTGCTTGTAGCCCGCGTCCCTGTACCAGAAAAGCTCGTCTATTTGGTTTCAGAAGTGGTTTCGGGATTGAATTTGGCAGATCCTTAAAACCATATTCACAAATAAAATGTCCAAGAATATATTCTACGGAGCAATCCATCACACCCCGCTCTTTCACGCGCAGCTTATAGTGCGGAGTTTTATATTCTTTTTTCTTGTTCGGGTGGTATAATATTTTGACTATACCGTTTATATTATTTTTTACTTTTTCTTTAATTTCTTTAAATGTCATACAAAACTCCTTTCGGTTTAATCGCCAGACCACACATCGTCAGGCGATGTTAGTGCTATTACTAATAATTCTTTTAATGCTCTCCTGGCATTGCCTTCAGTTGGTTTCCAGGAATCTTTATCTATGTCACCAATTAGTTTTGATATGGCCCTCTGTAATATAGGTATGCTTTCTCGGCCTGATAATCCATAAATAATACGAATACCCTTTTTACCGAACACTCGATAATAAATGTTAGCATAATTATAGGTAATACCAAAATTAATATGGCCGTAATAAATGCTATAGCTCATTTTTTTTCTCCAAAATAAAATCTCTCCATACAAAATTCTTATGCCTGAAAAAACTTGCACTGAATCTATATTTTTCGTATATTTGTGTTGTAAATAACCATAAAAAAATATGCTTCCAATTTGTATTCCCACTCTTAATCGCGGCCACGATCGACTGCAAGCCTTGTTAGAAACAGCTTTAAGAGATGACAATGAAATGCAACCTTCTAAGATAGTCGTCTTAGATAACGGAAACCAGTTTCCGAATGCGATTGACGTCTCTGATTTCGAAGATAAAGATCCAGAATTGCTAGCAATTCTATCAGCTCCAGAACAAGTGATACTTGTTACAGCCAAACTCAATTTAGGTGTAGGAGCCAGTTGGAATTGGTTTTTGAATAATGTTCCAATGGAACATGGGGCCATGGTTATCTGCAATGATGATATCACGTTTCATAAAGAAACTCTTCGTATGTTATACGAAGAAATACAAAAACCTGATAATGATTTTGTATTGCCTCTTGGAGTTTGGGCAATATTTGCAGAAACTGAAAAACTTCATAAAGAAATAGGTGGCTTCGATGAGAACTTTTATCCGGCATATTTTGAAGACAACGATTTTCATTATCGTATGAAATTGAAAGGATACAATATTACCCTAGTATCCGAGATTCCGTGTGGGCACCAAAATTCTTCCACGTTAGAGGCCTTCGATGCAGACCAAACCGAAATACATCACTTAAATTTCAAAAAGAACCGAGCCTTTTATCACAATAAATGGGGCGGTCTTCCGACACACGAAATGTACACAACTCCGTTTAATCGATAAGCATCCTTCCGTAAATTAGCTCTTGACATTATAGATCAATATGTATATATTTTCTTATACATAAGGATAATAAAATGCCAGCAGAAAGTAAAAAACAACAAAGATTTTTTGGCATGGTGCACGCTGTACAAAAAGGTGATCTATCTCCAAGCGAGGTAGGGCCGGCCATACGCAAAGCCGCAAGAAACACAGAGTATAGCGATGCGAAGGATTTCGCATCAACCAAACATAAAAACTTGCCGGAAAAAAAAGGATCATTACAAATGAAGTATTTTGAAAAAAATCCAATTAAATATTTTGAGAAAGATGCAGGACTTTTCGAAAAAATTCTTAAAAGGACCAAAAAACCTGTAACAGGATCAGTTGTAATGCCTACAGGAGGGCCGAGTGGAGCTAGAATAGCAGGCAAAGGGCCGGCTATAGGATCTACAAAGGCACATGGGACTACTAAAGCAAAAGGTAGTGGTTATAAAAAAAGAAAAACTACAACTAAAAGAAGATCTGCAGTACAACCTGTAGTACAACCAACTGATAAAAAAGATATTACAGGACTAGTAGGAGCAGGAGCATTAGGTCTGGGAACGGGCATTGTTGGTACAACGTTATTAGATTAAGGAAAAAACATAATGAAATATTTTGAAAAGATAGCAGTGCAATTTGTTCTTGATGAAAAGCAGGTCTCATCTGAAAGGTTAAGGAAAGAATTAGATAGAAATACTGCTTGGCCTGTAGCAGGTGCAGGTGCCCTTGGGGCATTAGCTGGATCAATTCTGCTTCCAAAAAAAGGAGTAGCAGCAAACTTAAAAAATATTGCTGTTTGGGGAGGCCTGGGAACAGGTGCTGGTGCGTTATCAGAGTTATCAAAAACAAAACAGATACAAAAAGAATTGCAGCGTAGGAAAGATAATCCAGGCTACAGGTAATGAAGTATTTTGAAAAAACCTCCAAGTATAAAACCTGGGATGAGGATTTTTCTTTTACAGAAAATATTGCAGGTGGTACAGCCATCGGGGCACTCGTAGGAGGACTTAGTGCAGAGGCACAAGCAGCATTAATAAAAAGGAAATTAAGACTCGTAGAAGGAATTAAAAAAATAAAACCTAATACGGCACTTTTCGGTATTTTAGGTGGATTGGGAGGGGCCTTTCTTGGTTTAGGTAAACATTTTTATGAGCAAGAACATTACAAAAAATAACCCCAAATATTATCATTATGGCTATCGTTTTATTCAACCCCAGGAAAAAGAAGAATTGTGGGATTATGCTATACAAATGCATAAAAATCAGAATGGTACCCATTTCGATTTCCGTTTAGCCAAACCTGGTCAAGATTTTGCGTATTCGTGGGCTTCTCGCAAAGTTCCTATGAACATTACTTCCCCGGTGATGACACGTAGAACTCAAGATCACTCTTTGAGACACTTAGATTTTGAAGGACCTCTTACTACAGCTAAAGGCACTGGCACTGTAAAATTGCTTAGAAGAGGAAAAACCAAACTTCATTCAATAGATGATAAAGGAATAAAATTTAAATTAGATACAGGCGAATTCCTTTTACTGTCCAATGTTAAAGGTAAAAAATATATGCTCACCACACCAGAGTAAAAAGGCCACATATGTGACCTTTTCTGTTTTCCTAGGCGGATTTTTTCATTCCTTCTAGGGCAGTTTCTGCTGCTTCCAGGTCGGTTGAAAGTTTCTGATTATCCAGACTTGCCTGCTTCAGGTCGGATGAAAGTTTCAGATTATCCACATTTGCCTTCCCCAGATTCACATTTGCCTTCCCCAGATTCACATTTGCTTGCTTCAGATCCACAGCTGCCTTCGTCAATTCCGTATCTTTTTCGTCGACGGTGTTCTGAAATGCCGTATTCATTTCCTTTGCCTGCCTTTCACCCTCTTTATGACCATCCCGTTCAACTTCCACAAGACCCATTCTTTTGGCAGTTTCAGAAAAGTCACCAGCTAACTTAGCGTACTTTTCACCAAGTTTCTGATGTTTTACGGCGAGATTTATGTGATCTTTTTCAAGACTCACTTTTTCCCTTTTCTTTTTTCCTATGGCAACTTTCTTTTTCTTACCTCTGAAAGGCCATGTGAAAACTTTGTAAAGGGTTTGTCCTGGAATATCCAGGAAAATACGATTGCCAAAACTTAAAATACTCATGTCTACCTCCTAGTTTTATACATGCTTCTTATGCCAATAACTGCTTGACTTTCATCGATCAGATATTTATATTTCTTTATGAAGAAAAAAGATAAAAAGGCTGTTATTATTGGTACTTCTGTTGTTGGAACTGGCGCAACTCTTAGTGGGTTGAAAGGAATAAAGGATGACTTAACTAAAGCAGATAGAATAGCCATTTCGTACGGGCAATGGAAACCACCAAAAATTTTGCGAAATTTAGGAGCAAGTGGAGGTGCTGGCCATGTTATGCAGGCAAGGACCTATAAAAAATTATTAGAGTCTCGTGGGCAAAAAGCTGATTTATTAAGTGGTATGAGCATGAAAGACATTGCCAGGGGTTGGTGGAATAGGGGAAAATATAAAGGTTATGTTGACGCGGGTTATGGACCTGATTATCTTTTTAGAAAAGAAACAAAAATTAAGACGCCTCCTATTGATTATAAACCATCTTCTAAAGCCACAGATATATTTCCTATCAATGTAGAGAAGCAAAAAACTGTAGATTCGTCTGCTATAAAAAATGTTTTAAAAGCAAAAGGAATAGAATTACAAAAAAATAAAAAATATGTAACTCTATCAGCGGGTGGTACAGGAATAGGATTGCCTGGCAAAACACAAAAAATATTAGAAAGTTTAAAAGATAGAAAAGATGCCCAATTATTAGTTTTATCAGGTGGAATAAATGAATCAGGATTAAAAGAATTAAAAAATATAGAGAAAAAAAACAAAAAAGTAAAAATCATTGGTAAATTACCAAACAAGGATTTTAAAAAAGTTTTATCTAATTCAGCATTAAATATTGGTTATGGTGGATCTATGTCTGTAACTGAACAATTAGGTTTTAAAAATCCTAATATATTATTTACAGATGCTAGCAGGTTGGGTCATATGGGAGCTAGTAAACAAAACATGGAATTTGCAAAAAAATATTATAAAATTGAAAATTTTGCAGCAGATGAAATACCAAAATTACGAGCTCACGTAAACAAAGTTTTAGATGATCCTGTAAAATTTCAGAGAACTAAAGATGTAGGAAAGTTTCAAAAAAATCTTGGAACGGCCAGAAAAGCATTTATAGATGAAATAAAAAACATAAAACCGAAAAAAGGTCATTTAATAAGAAACATAGCAAAAATTATAGCAGGAGCCGGGTTAGTAGCCGGAGGTGTGGCATATGGCAAAAAATAAAAAAGTAGAAAACATATCCGCAGGATTAGTTGCAGCCGGAGCTGGGACTTATGGTGTATCTAAAGTTAGAGAACAATATCAGAAAAAAATTGATCCTAATAAAGTTCTAATAAGGGGAGGAACCTATTCTCCTAAAGGTGTTCCTGAAGAAAAAACCGTTTTTAATACACAAAGACAAAGTTGGGTTAAAAAGTTTACTGCTAGTGGTGTTAAAGTTGAGGAAGCTGCTGATTACAAAATGCCCGGATATAAACCAGGAAAGTATCCTATAAGTGGTGATATTGCTAAAAAACCACTGGCGGAGATTCATGTTGGCAGGCATCCTAAGAAAACTTATTTAGGAGTTGCATTTGATAGGATATTAAAAGGAAAAACCACTTATAGGCAATTTACTGATTTTGGCCCCGGCAATTTAGTTACGGGAAATAGATATTTAGGTACTAAGAATTGGATGAAGGCCCCTAAAGGTCCAATTTACACTAGAAACATAGTACCTGGTGGAGAAATTATAAAAACACCAAAAGCTCAAAAACCAAACATAAATGTTTCTAGTATTCCTGTAAGTGAGGCCTTTAGTAAGGAAAGGGTAAAGCCTTTAAAAACAGCCAAAAAAACAATTTCTTTATATGGTGGTACTGGATATGTATGGCCTAAGGCATTGCCAAAAGGTGGAAAAGACATTGATAAGATAGTTAAGGCATTAGATATCCATTATGGTAAAGAAAAATACAACCTAAAAATATTAGGTGGCCCTTTCGTAGGTAGATTTGATAAAACTTTTAGAGAAGCTGCAAAAAAACATAAATCTATAAACTATATACAAAAAACAGACGCTCCAGGAGTTAAAAAGTTTTTTACTGAATCTCGTGTATCTATAGCGGCACCAGGATCTACATTGGCAGAATTGGCTTCTATAAAAGGATATAAACCTAAGATAGTTGGACTTGGTTTAAAAGGGGAAAAACATTTTAAAACTAATATTGAATGGTTTGAAAAGAAAGTTGGTGGGGCGACTTTTTATGATTTATCAAAGGGTCATGATACTGATGCATTAGTCAAAAAATTGCAAGAAGTAGATAAATTAAAGGAACCTACCAAAAAATCAATTATGGTAGGAAAGGCAGATATAGAAAAAATAGTGAGTACCGCTAAAAAAGATTTGCAATCCTCTAAAAAATTTACTAAAAATTTGAGGAAAGGTGGAAAAATTTTAGCAGGAGTAGGCGCAGTTGGATTAGCTGGATCTTACTTATTAAAACAATCAGCTAAAAAGAAAAATATTTTAGACAGTGAAACAACAAAGGGAGTAGCCATTTCTTCTGCTGCAGCATTTAGTATTAGAGCCGCTGAAAATAAATTACATGATATTAGTTCAAGAAAGGTAGATTTTGCGTCATTTGATGAAGTAAAAAAATATTATAAAGATGTAAAAAAAGGAGACATTGTATTTTTTAAAGATAGCTTCGCTAGAGGTAAAGGGCATCCGGTAGTAGTCACTAGTACCGCCTATCATGATTGGCCGGATGATAAAGGCTGGAAAAAAGGTATACGTTCAAAAAAAGTTTTACCAGATGCTCCAATTGATCCTAAGAGGCCTTATAGAGGAAAAGGAAAAATTATGGAAGCATATCCCGGAAGTACTGTTGCCAGAGAAGGGTCTTTGGAGGGAAAACTTTTTCAAACTGCCCATGTTTCTGAAAAATATATAGATCCTAGTACTAAAAAAACGTCAGAAAGACAAGTTTTTAGCAGGAAGCATGCTAGGGAATTAGGGGCAATTCATAGATATGCTGATCTTGATCCAAAAAAATTAACTAAATTAGAAAAAACAGTGCAAACAAAAATGAAGCAAGGAAAAGTAAAATATAACCCTTTGGTTTTTAAAACTAAATTTGAAAAAGATTGTGTAATAAAAGGAACATGTGTGACTTTTGCACATGGATTGACAGAGAAAGCAAGAAAGGCATCCGTGAGTACAAAAGTTATTATGCCTGCTGAACTCGCAAAAGTAATGCCAGTTCTAAAAAAAGCTCGCACACCTTCTCTGGGGAAAAGCAATTTTTTTGCACCAGTTTTAGTTGCAGAAGGACTTATGAGAACTTATAAAGGCTTGAAAAAAGATGATGCTACTGATACTTTGACAGGCGCAGCTACAACTGCTGTTGGTGTTGCATCTAATGTTAGTAAAAGAGTTAGCTCCGCAATTAATGTAGGAGGAGGATTTGCAGCACAAGCAACTGGTGGACTGATTTTGGAAACTCCAGCTGTAATAAAAGACGTTATTAAAGGGAAAACTAAAGATAGTTCTGTTTCTGCAGTTCAGGCAACTAGAAAATTTTTAAGACGACACAAAGGTTTAACCAAGGGAGTTGGAACTGTAGCTTTAGGAATTCCCGCTATTTATGCTATACATAAAGGTTTAGACAAGTTTCAAAAAGAAATGAATAAATAATGAAATGGCCACACAAAAAATTTATACAAGCATTACTCTGTGAACGATATGGACCTGATCAGGTTTTTGAAGAATTAAGCAAATGGAATTTACCTTTTCCGGCACAGGATCTTCAAGACATATACATGGAAATAAAACCTCAACAGACTGCATATTTTAATCATCGCAGAAAAGAGATTGATCGGGATTTTTTGGACAGAGAAGGACTACATCAAATGTGGGCTTATCAGTTCAAAAAATCTACTGATTTAGATACGAATCCTATAAGAGGCGCTTTTGCACTATTAGAAAATGTACAACTGCGTATACTATTGTACGCAATGGCATTGGCAGGCACATCTGCAGAAGACATGGAATTGATTGTAAATGGTAAATTTGATATTAATGCATCTTCAGATGATGTTGATGCCTTTTTATATTATTTTTTCAATTTAACAGATTTCAATTATTCTGAAAAGGTTACATTAGAAGATTCTTTCGCGAAAGACGTCAGTACAAAACGTGCTTTTAAGTTGGCACTTAAAGGTGATAAAAATTATATGCTTTGGAAACTTGGGGCAGCTCCGGATAAAAGTTTTGATCAAATGCTTCGTGATATGTTAGCTGATTCATATTATCTGTTTAAAGAGAAAGTATTGACAGATCCAGAAACAGCAACTAAATTTGGTAGCCTGGCAGTAAAACTTGCTGATAGATTAGAACGTGTAATCCAAAATGACCAAAAAGCTAATGATTTGTTTTCCGAAGTTAAGTTCGAATTGGGTAAAGATGACGAAATAATTAAAGCTCCAACAGCAGAAGAGATAGGTGCAGAAGTTGGTGGCAAGTTTGATGAATATGAGACAAAAAGCAATCTTCCAGATTTTAAACATATGGCGGATATAAGTACCGCAGCTCCACAAAAACCAAGGGATATAGATGATTATGAAGCCTAAAATTAAAATAATAAACACTTCCGCAGTAAAAAAAGCAGAACCACTTCCTGATCTTGCTAATATACAAAATACTGTATCAAAAAAATTATCAGAAGTAAATATTTATACAACAAATCTTTCTATTAGTATGACAGCAGGAAAATTTCCGGACATTACTATAGAAGGAATTTTAAATACTGAATTATGGCCAAAGTAATTAAGATATCAGTAAGTCAATTTACCGAACGATTTCTCCACTTAAATGGTAAGCCATTTTCTTTCCAAAACTACGAGTTTATGCGGCCGATTTATGATTTGGATGCACAAGAGATAGTGATGAAATTTAGTCGTCAAACATCAAAATCTACAACGATGGCTAATATCATGATGTCAAAAGCTGCAATGGAATCACACTTTAGACAATTATACATATCACCTTCTGTGGATCAGACTAAAATATTTTCTGGCGATCGCGTAGCTCCAGTTATTGAATCAAGTCCCCTTATAAAAAGACATTATGTAAATTCTAATGTATCGCAAAACGTTTTTACTAAAAGATTTCTTAATGGTAGTACGTTATACCTGAGATATGCTTTACAATCAGCTGATCGTCTTCGTGGATTATCTACTGATATAAATTATTTTGATGAGGCGCAAGATTTAAGCATAGATATTATTCCTATTATTAACCAATCTATGTCCAGATCTTTATACAAAAAAGTGGTTTTTTCCGGTACACCGAAGCGTACAAAAGGTACCTTGGCTGATATTTGGTATCGGTCTACAATGTATGAATGGTTTTCCAAATGTAAACATTGTAATAAGTGGAATTTTTTAGATCAGAAAAATATAGGATTACATGGAGTTATCTGCCGTTATTGTGGAGAGCACCTTGATACTACCAAAGGACAATGGGTAAGCACTGGGGACCCTAATTCTAGAACTAAGGGTTTTAGGGTTAATCTCCTAATGTTTGCAAAAGCTCCATGGGTTGATTGGCAATTAGATGTAATTGATTATAGGAAAACTTGTTCAAGTGATGCAACTTTTTATAATGAAGTTTTAGGGCTTGAGTATGATGAAGGTGTTCAGCCAATTACCATTGCAGATTTGAAAAGATGCTGTACTGGTGGTATTATGACGGAAGATCCAACATCAATAGATTTATCTAATAGACAAACAACTATTGGACTTGATTATGGCCCAGTAAATAGCAATAAATCTAAAACAGTAGTATCGGTACTTCAGAGCCGTGGCAGCAAAGTCAAAGTTTTACATCTGAAAAGATATAAAGGACATGAGGCTGATTACACATTTATACATAGCGATGTTCCTAGAATACATGCTAAATGGCATACAGCAGTAATAGGGGCAGATGCGGGATTAGGTGATGGCCCAAATTCAGAAATACGTTCTCGCATAGGATATCCAGAACGATTGATAGCTTTCAGGCATTCTGGATCACAGCGTGCAAAAGCTAAATGGAATCGTAAAAGCAATGAATATACATTGAATCGTAATATGGTGATGACAGACCTATTTAGGAAAATAAAGAATCGTCAAATAGAATTTCCGAGATGGGAAGATTTTGAATCATTTGCAGATGACTTTTTAAATATAATTATCGAATATGATGAGAATTTAGGTACATACAAATATGTGAGTACCGGACCGGACGATGCATTGCATTCTATCTTATTTGGTGAATTGGCATTACAACTTCTTACAGCTAGAGATACATTGTTGATGTAAAATGAGATACTTTGAAAAGATAGCGGCCGGCCCTGTAATTGTATATAAAAAACCTCCAGCAGGAATTGCTCCACCAGGACCACCAGGAATGGACCTAGATGCTATTTATGTAGGCGCAAACAAAGCAAAAGGAGATCCAAAAGCTGAAAAACTTTTAGAAAAATATAAGGCAACTAAAAAAGGTTTAATTTTAGTAGATCCTAATCCATTCAAAGGTAGGAAACGCGCGATGCGGGCTGATTACAAAGAATACACGCCAGAACAATTTAAAGAAATATTTAAGTGGCAAACTGAAAGATATGTAAAAAATTCAAGACAACATGAATTAACGCATTATTTAAGAGATAAAAAAGGAAAAAGGTCTTATAAAAATTCTAATAAGTTTTATCCTGCCAAATTAGTTGAAGAGACAGCAGCGTATGGTAGAGCAGAAGGCGGTAAATTGAAAGGATTTGTGTTAGCTTTGAAAGGTTATCCTCCTATGCAGGCATTAAAAAAATTTATAAAAAGAGCAGGACTAGTAGAAGAATACAAGGCAAGTCCCAAAGGTTTGGTATATATTGCACCAACTGGATCGGGTAAAACTAAAAAAATATTAGAGGCTACTCGAGGTGATAAGACTGTTGCAATCACGCCTGCATCTATTACAAAAAATTTGGCTAAAGAGGAGATGAAGTTTTTCAAAAAAGTTACTCCTCGCAAGAGTTTCACTTATGCTAAGTTATCCCGGGGACATAATTTGCCGGAAGCTAAACATCTTGTATTAGACGAATCACATGCTATTAGAAACCCAAAAACAAAAACTTTCCAAAATATTGCAATGCAAAGATGGAAATATGATAAGGCCCTATTAGCAACAGCTACTCCGATGTACAATGAACCTTACGATATTGTTTCTCAGGTTAATTTGGTTGCTAATAAAAAAATCCTGCCAATGAACAAATCAAAGTTTTACAAGAAATATTATACAGAGGTAAAAACTGATCCTGGAATCATTGGCAGAATGCTCGGAATTAAAGGTGCGAAAGAAAGAGTATTGAAAGATCCCGCTAAGATGCGTGCTTTATTGGATAAGCATACCTATGTTGTAAGTAAGTCCAGTGTCAAAGATTTGATGCCAGGAAAAGCTGAAGAAGTTATAAAAATTCCTATGTCAAAAGAACAACAAGAACTTTATAAATATGTAAGCAAAAAACTACCATTTTATTTAAAATACAAAATTAGAAAAAATTTACCGCCTACTAAAGCAGAGGCGAAGGAACTAAATGCATACTTAATGGGAGTTAGACAAATATCAAATACAACTCGTGGTTTTGTTAAGGAAGCTAACAGCAGTCCAAAATTTGAGAAAATGGTTGCAGATGCAAGAGCTGAACTAGCTAAAGGTGGAAAAGTATTAACGTATTCTAATTTCAGAAGATCCGGAGTAGATGCTTTATCAGAAAGATTCAAAAAATTTAAAGTTCCTCATGGTATGATAGTTGGTGGCATGTCTAAAAAACAAAAAGCAGATGAAGTAACCAAATATCAAAAGGGAGTAAATAAACTGTTATTATACAGTGGTGCAGGATCTGAGGGGTTAAATCTTCCAAAAACTACTTTGGTACAAATAGCTGAACCATATTGGAATAAATCCAGAACTCAACAAGCTGCAGCACGCGGAATTAGGAGAGGAGCTGATCCTAGTAGGACTGTGAAAGTTAAAAAATATGTGTCAGTATTTCCTCAGGAAACTGATATTTTTGGTGTTACTAAGAAAAGAACAAGTGTAGATGAATATTTAATGAGTATGTCTAAAAGAAAAAATAGAGAAATAAAACAACTATTAGAAGCTATCAAGGATGTGTAATGAAATACTTTGAAAAAATAGCTGTAACAATGGATTTAATAGCAAAAGCTTTACCTAAGAAAAATATCAAGTTTGATAAAAAAACATTAGATACATTGCAGCGAATTTATAATAATGCATCGAAACAATCCGATAAATTAAAACAACATTCAGCCAAACATTCATTTGAAGATATGTATGCAAAAGCAAAGAGATTGGGTGCAATAAAAGGCTTTACTAAAACCACAATAGAAATTAAGAAATAAATGAAATACTTTGAGAAAACAGCAGCAGGTCCTGTAATTTATAAAATGACATGGCCAGATGTAACAAGAAACCCGGAAATGGCAGGCTATTATATACCTAAAAAACGAATAGCACAAAATCCGGATGTTGCAAAAAAATTAGATCCCTCTTTGAAATCTTTAAAGAAAGGAATATTTGTCCAAAAACCAGAAGAATATTTTGAAAATACTAGATTTTTAACACCAAAACAACAAACTAAAATCATTAAGGATCACGAGTTAACGCACTATTTACGAGATAGAAAAGGTAAAATGAATAGATTGGGGGACAGGGGAATTCTAGGAGTTGTTTCAACCATGAGGGAAGAATTAATTGCCTATAAAAGAAGTATAAAAGGCTTAAAAATTCCTTTAAAAAATAAAGTAAAAGGAATACTAGGTGGAACATTAGAATCCACACGATTATTATATCCCCAAGGAATTTTAAAAGCAATAATGCATAAGTTAAGATAAAATGAAATACTTTGAGAAAAATGCATTAGTTGTTTTAAAAGCAAAACAATTGGCAAATAAAGTAAATAAGGTGAATCTTGAAATATCAAAAAAAATAAAAGACTCAAATTATGAAAGAGTTAGTGGTATAGAACTTTTTAGACGGATGGGAGTTGAGAGTTCATTTGTAAAATCACTTGAAAAAACAGCGGACTTTGCTGAATGGTGGAAGAATCGCAAAGAAGACTGGGAAAGCCTAAAATATCTTGCGAAGCATAAGTATTATGTCTATAAAGGTGGTCGAGAATTAGGAGCAGATCCTATCGCGCTTATTAAGCATGATATAACTAAGTTAAAACCTTCTATCTGGGTAGCATATCGTGAACAGTTCCATGGCGGACATGGAAGGGATCCAGAAACTTATAGAACCTTCAGGAAAGCTGTGGCAGAGCATGCTGGATTAGAGAGTCATCATGATTATAAATACAAAAATACAGGAGTTCCAAATTTAGAAAACTTCGCTGATTGGTGGTCAGTTTCGAAATCACATGATCCATCGACACCTGGCATAAAAACATGGCTAAGAAAAAGAGGAATTACCTATTGACAAAATAAGACAAACGTCTTATATTTTAGAAACATTCAAATGGATGGAAGAAAATGACAAACGAGCAAATAGAATATTTCGGTAAAGAAGCTGCTAAAACGTACATTGAAGAAGGTACGGATTTAAATAAAACGATTACAAAATTAGCAGAAGAGCATGCTTTAAACCGATATGAAATAGAAAGAATTGTAGAGGCAGCAAACACTAGTACATACTTATCAATGTTTAGTAACCTAGACGATAAGTACATAGAGTTTCCAGTTGCTAATTCTGAAAAAGTAGCAGACTACTTACAACCATCGACAGATGTCGATGAATTTTCGGACTACAATGAACCACCTGAAAAAGAATTTGATGAAATTGCAATTTTTCCAGTCGAGGGTGCTGAGAAGATTTCCTCCGTTCAGGATGAGAACCAGTTCTCAGCCGACAATCTTCGCTTTCGTCAACGCGCTAAGTATGCAGAACAACAATTGATAGACAAAATTTCTCTTGCTGAAAATGCTTTTTCGGAGGAAACGGAGAATTTATATCAGTTGGTGAAACAAGCGGTGCTTACAGGTACCCGCTTTGGGCATATAAAGACCGCGATGGAACAGCACTCTCCTGGAATATTTACTGAGAAGTTTTCGGAGTTAACAAAGGAAAGACTCAAAGAAGAAGATCGTAGATTGGATCTTTCTGAAACAGAAGAAAAACTTGGAACAGTAAATAAAAACAATGAAATTCTTCAACAAATAGACAAATTGGCAGTTATCTATGAAGAGGCTATGAACTATAGTGAAAAATTAGCTAGTTTTGGCACTCAAATGCTCAAGCGTCTTGGATCTAGCATAGCAGGTACTACAAGAGATGCTGTTAGATTTGGAGCCACACATCCTTATATTGCAATGTTCGGAGGAGCAACAGTTGCAGCAGGAGCTACTGGTTTAGCATACAAAGCTGGTAAGACAAAAGCTGAATACGAAACATCGGCCATAAGAACCATTCCGGAAAGGTATAAAAAGAGGTAGAGATGTCATACACAAAGAGAATATTGAAATTATATGAAGAAGGCAAAGTTGATGACACAACCATGATAAAAATGGCCGTTTTCAAAGAAAAAGTAGCAGAGTTGATGAAAGAAAGCAAGCTGTCGTCTACTACAAAAGGTCTGTTGTTTGGTGCAGCTATAACAGCCGCAGCCGGAGTTGGAGCAGCTGCTGCTGGAACTATATCTGATTATTTTATATCTAAAAAAACACGAGAAGGTTTAAGATCAGATGCTCAAAGAGTATTCGATGAAATTTACAGTTCACCAGAAATAGGCAAATATCCAAGAGAAGAGGCACAACAATATTTTAAGACTTTAGAGCATTTTTCCCCACACATAGCAACAGACCCTTTATCTGCTAAAACATTTCTACTTCAAATGTTAGAATGGTATGATGAAAGTTCAGCTCCCGTATCACCTACAACTGTAAGAGATTTGGCTGAAATAGAAAATAAAGCAATGGATGCTTTAAACAAAAGATTTATGTCTGAATCCGCATTCGATATTGGCAAATTTACAGAACCTCTTGTATCAGCAGTTTCCAAAAAGCCAGAAAACCTTTATACAAAAATTAAGTTTCCCAAAGAAGATAAAGAAGATAAATGATTAAATACTTAGATTATTATCCAGGCGATGAAGGCGTAGAAATATCTCTTATACATCCTGGAGTATTGGAAAAAACTGCTTCTTATGATCCGGAACTTCAAGAATTTTTACAGAAATTAATGCCAGATTTGAAAAGGTATTTTCTTCTAGTTAATGCTTTAGGAGCCGGAGAATTTTATGGAAGTAATCGTAATGGGGATTATTTTCCTGAACCTGCTTTGGTTGAATATCATAAGACTTTTGAATCATTAGGCAATGTTTATCGTCATCACAGAAATAAACCCAAATTAGGACATAGAATTTACGGAGAAATATTATATTCACATTATAATCATAAAATGCATCGTGTAGAGTTAGTTATTGGATTAGATATAAATGCAGCTCCTGACTTAAAAAAGAAGATTGACGATGGTGAGTTCCCACCTATTTCTATGGGATCAAGGGTCCCATATGATGAATGTTCTATTTGTGGTAATAGAGCGCCGAGAATACAAGATTATTGTGAACATGCAAGAACTATGATGAATAAAGTTCTTCCTGATGGAAGAAAAGTCTATGTCATTAATACAAAACCTAAGTTTTTTGATATCAGCTTTGTTCACGTCCCTGCGGATCGTACGGCTTACACCCTAAAGAAAGTAGCCAGCGACAACAGTGTTGTTATTCCTTCCGCTATAAAAACCGCAGAAGAGTTAAAAGATGCTGGTATTAAAGAAGCTGATATTGTCAAGATAGTAGAAAGTGAAGTAGACAACGCTGGACCAGATCCAAGTAGGTTGATAGTTGATTCACAACCGGACATGCCTGCAAAAATGGTAGGTGATCTGGCAGGGTCAGCACCATTAAACGAGGTTTTAAGTACCCTTGTAGCAATGCGTGTAATGCCTAAAAAAGCTGAATTCCAGAAATTAGCATTGACCTCTAAAGGGCAAGAAAAATTAGCAGAAGAACTGGAAAAAGAAAACGTTACTTTTATTATTCACGATGATATAAAACCTATTATTCCAAATGATATAGGATGCAATTATTTTAGTGAAAAAGTTGCAAATGTATTAAAATCGTATCCAGATTACTTGGAAAGGGCGCCTTTAACAAAACCAGTTGTAATGGCACGCATATTAGAAAAGTACGCATCGCTTGATATAGGCCATCAAAAAGGAAGTAGAATGGAACAGGCTGGCATTGTGCCTCCTTTAAAAGATATGCCGGATGATAAAATGGTTACACAATCCGCAGAGCAGGTGCCGATAATTTTACCAATAAAGAATCCTTTACTACCTTTGGCTGCCCTAGGCGGATTGTATTACGGATTATCAAGATTAATGAATTCTGTAGGACAAGCAGAGGGAGTAAGGGCGTTAATAGCTAGAAATCCATGGTTGTTGCCTATACTCATTGGTGGGGCAACTGTTGGAACTATGGGAATTCAAAAGCAGTTTTTAGAAAAAACAGCAGAAGGTTTAGGTTTTCTAACTAGCATGCTTTTGAGTGTTCCAGCAACATACTTATATGCCGGTTATCAAGAAGGTAAAGTAAGAAAAAGAGAACCTATAAGCTCTTACGCTGACTTTGTTAGAAAAAATCCTTTGCTTAGTAGCATTGGGCACGGTTTTCTTGGTAGTAAAGCGTCAAAATTACTTACAAAAGTGGGTGAAGCTAGAGACAAAATTTTTCAAGCTTCACTTGAATTAAACGAAGAAAAATTCGGAAATCTTTATAATATAGTAATCGATAGTAATTAACTATTGACAGCAATACTAGTATTGCTTATATTTAGACTGATTTCCATTTAAATTTAAACGGAGGAAAATATAAATGGGTAAAGAAGGATTTAATCTGGATTCTTTTCTAAAAACTTTAGAAGATGAACCTGTAGAAAAAACAGCTGAAGAAATTGCTGCAGAAAAAGCTGCTGCAGAAGGAACGCCTGTAGAAAAAACAGCTGAAGAAATTGCTGCAGAAAAAGCTGCTGCAGAAGGAACGCCTGTAGAAAAAACAGCTGAAGAAATTGCTGCAGAAGAAACTGCTGCAGAAAAAGTTGCTGCAGATAAAGAAAAAGTGGGTCAATTGGTGGAAGAAGGACAAGTTATGGCTCGTTCTTTTCATGAAGAACTAGAAAAATTAGCAGTTGGTGATAGTGCCATAACACCTAATCCAGCATCAATTAAGGATCCTAACGAAATAAGTCATCTTAGTGTTGGCGATATTAAGTTAGACCAACTTGCCAAAGTGGAAGCTTTGTTAAATCAAATTCAAGCCGCTGTACGAAGTGGTGGAGGAGATTTGGCATACACATTTACCCCAACAGCGCCTCAACCTGCTGGTACAGTAGAGGAATCAGTTCTTCCTCATGATGTTGCAAGTGCACAAAAATCACAAGCAGCTGCAGCCAATTTGAATAAAGCAGCCGCAGACGAAATCATCGACAGCCTTTACAAGAAAGTATTCGGAGAGGAATAATATGGGACTTTTAGATACTTATGAAGACATGCAAAAAGAAGCTGCGGTTCAAGAAGTTGATGCCGAACGTCGCGAAATGCTGACGAAATATGCTTCTGCTGCCGAAGAACTTCTTGAAGATGAGTATGGCGAAGATTACAAAGCCGAAGATGTTGAAAACCTTGCTGAAAAACTTATTGAGCTTGATGTAGAAGCTGCAGAAGAACAACAAAAAGTGGCTGAGTATGTGGAAGCTGGCAAAGTAATGGCTAATGCTTTCATCGCAGAATTAAAAGAGAAAAAAGCCACAGAATAGAGAACAGGTCTCAAGTGAGAATACAAAGGATACAGTTCCTTGAAAAATATGCTGCTCGGGCTGAAGATCTCTTATCTCAAAAATACGGCAATGAATATACACCGCAAGACGTTGAAAAACTTGCAGAAGCATTGATCAACATGGATGTAGAAAGAGCAGCAGAATTCGAGCGCGTTGAAGAAATAACGAAACAAGCACGATATACTGCGAAAGGTTTTGCCGATGGGATCAAAGATGATCTTGGAGAGAAAGCTTTTCAAAAAATAGCTCATTCTCTTCATACAGCTTTAATGCATGTTCCAAAAGCTTCTGCATTAACTGGGCAATTACTAAATGTTTAGTTTGAGAAGACTTTTATACGATATAGAAAATATCGAACAAGAAAAAAATGCCGTAATTCAACCTTCTATAACCATCGAAGATTTACACAATACATCAGAGTCTCTTGAAAAATTGACTTTGCCTGATCGTGAAATTGATGCTATGGCTAAATTAGCTGTATTGATGGATATGGGTTTGGAAAAAACTGGTATTAGCCTGAAGGATGCTAGAAAATTCTTATGGAAGTCGCAAGACGAAATTAGAGCAGCTGAAATGGTTTCTAAAGGTAAGAAAAATCTCGAAAGAGTTGAAAGAATTCAAAAAGGTAAGACTCTTGGAGATTATAAAGGTCGTATACTGGCTGGTACTGGTATGTTAGGAACTTTCTATTTAGGATCTAAACTGTCTGAAGGCAGTAAAAAAGACGAACTTCGTAATGTTGCTCGTAAGTATTTCTCTCTTGGAAGGCAATCTACGTGAGGAGCATAAAAAATGAGTTTTGAAAAAACAGCTCAAGAGCATTACAATTTTTTATTAGAAGAATACGAAAAATCACAAGGCACAGAAGAAGTTGAAAAACTCGCAATGGCCGTAGTTACCAAAATGGTAGAACGCGAGGACATCACGGAGCCTGGTGAGGTTATAGAGAAGTTGGCTGATTTACGTCAACAAACACCAGAGGATTTGAAAGTCCTCGAAAAAGCGGTCGAGTTGGGTAGAAACCCCGGGAGTGATAAGGGGCCCACAAAAACAGCGTCAGCTTTACTTGGTACTCTAACAGAGACACCTAGTGGGGATGGCCAGGATAACATAACAAAATTTCTACTCGAAGATTATTAAAAACTAACGTAAGGAGATGCCCGAATGTTAAGAGTAATATCCGATTTAACATTGTGCGATCGCATTACTAGAGAGTACGAGGCTGGCGTTGCCACGAGTGGCGTTGCAGGTATGTGGGTTACTTTGAATGCAAGTAATAGGTTCGATTTAACTACTACATCTGAAACTGGCCTTAGTTACCAGATTTGGAATGAAAGTAATCGCGATGGTACAGTCGGTTTTACCCCCGATGTTGGTGCGATTGGTAAGGTCACTGTATTGAAAGGTGGCTACCGTGCATTGACTGATCAGATTGAGAGCTCAGCTTATAGCTCAGCTTCTGTTGGGGATCCATTGATGGCGGATGAAAATGGGTTGCTAATTGCATCTACATCAGATGCTGCTGGATCTCAAGCAACCGTAGCTTATGTGGCACAGAAATTAGGATCTGTCACATACTTAGGCACCACTTACACTAACGTTGTTGAAATTCACGTTAAATAAAGGAGAATAGACTAATGGCAGATGTACCAGCAAATGTAATAAACGAATTGTTCGTTTCGAAGCTGGATCAACCAGAAGGTCGCGAAAAGCTGGCTGCGGAAGGCTCTGCCTTCATACGCACGAAGTTACGTGAAGTATCCTTTGCGCGTAAAATCATCAACCCAGTGTATGTGACCAAAGCTGATCTACAAAGATCCGTACAACATGATGGTCTAGTTAAGATCGTCGATATAGAGCCCGATTCAGCGGCAATGTCTATCAACTTCAGAGGTGGAGCTGATACGAGATATGTCGAGGGCGAGAGATATGAAATACCATTCTTCATGATTACTTCTGAAGATTTCCAGAAGACTGAAGAAGAATTACTAGCTTATGAAATGCCAATCACAGACGTTATCGAAAGAAACTCTGTAAAAGACATCCAAGAAATTGAAGACAATGCTTTTATTAGCCGCATTGATTCTGCAATATCTGTGTCTGGGAAATCAAACACATCCATAACAACTTCTGGCGGAAATATTTCAAAAGCCGTTTTTACGACTTTGTTTAATTTGCTAGAAGCTGGTGGTGGAACCACAGATCGTTTGAAAACTGATGTAGTTTTGATGAATAATCAAGATTACAATGATCTATTATTGTGGGAAGCTACTAGTGTTGGTGACCAAGTTGGTTTAGAAATCACTGTGAACGGTTACACTTATGCAACTTTGTTTGGAAAAAAACTAATCGTGACAAATAAAGCTGATTTAGTTGCAGCTCATACTATGTATGCCTTCACAGCACAAGAATTTTTAGGAAATTTCTTTATCCTAAACGATACTCGTTTTTGGATAGACAAAAAGAAAAATCTCGTGACTTGGAGTGCTTATGAAAGTATTGGAATGGGTATTGGTAATATTCGTTCTGTTGCTCAAGTTCAGTGGACCAGTTCATAATTAGCTAGTTTTTGGACCGGTAAAGATACCAAAGGGAAGATCATTTATTTGATTTTCCCTTTTTTATTGTGTAAATTGTACGCATGAGAAAGATTTGTACAAGATGCAAAGTAAATAAATCTTTAAAGGATTATTATGAAGATAACAGAACTAAAGATGGCAAACGACCGGAATGTAAAAGTTGTTACAAAGAATATTTTAAATCTGAAAAAGGTAAATTAGCAATAGCTAAATACAATAAGTCTGATAAAGGTAAATTAACGAATGCTAAAGCAGTTGCTAAATATCTAAAATCCGACAAAGGTAAATTAACACAAGCTAAATATAACAAAACTGATAAAGGTAAATTAAACATTGCTAGAAAGAACCATAACAAAAGAAATTGGAAATCTAAAACAATTAATAATTTAACAATCAATGAAAAAAATATAATTCTTTTCTTACAAAATTATCGCTGCATAGGAGATTGTGGCAGATATTTTGATAAAATGGAACCTACAATTGACCACATTGTACCTTTATCTAAAAGCGGAGATTTAATTAAAGAAAACGTGCAATATCTATGTCAATCGTGCAATAGCAAAAAAGGTATTAAACATATAGATTATAGATCAACAATTCACAAACAATATATAAAAACCATGGAATTAATATGCCACAACAACCACAACAATCAGTACAAATAAAAGATGTTATCTTAAACATCGTCAAAATTAAGAAACAACGCGATAGTCTTCAACGCGAATTATCCTTAATGGATGCACAAATCGAACAACAAACTAAATTTTTAGAAGATTCTGTAATAGATGAGATTCTTCTTACTGCTGGTCAAGATCCACCAATCCCACCGAATAAAGATAAAGGCCCTTCTAAATAAGAGGGCTTTTTCTTATTGACATTCTCTCCTAAATATAATATATTTTCATATGGCAAATAATGAGAAGGTAGTGGTTGCCGGCCATTGGGAAATAGGTTATATGACTCCGATAATGGAAGCAAACTATTGGAACCTTGTTTTAAGGGATTTTGAAGTTAAAAAATGGTTAATGTGCCCTGTTTCCGGAATAAAGCATAACGAAGAACAAAAAATGGATTTATCTGAATTTCCTTCTTATGATGAAATGTTGGACAGTTGTGGAGATATGCAAAAAGTATTTATAGAACCAAGGACAAAACATCAGAATCCGGAGACTATATGGTTGCATGAATTTGAACATCCGGAAGAGTGTGTTTATGTATTTGGGTCTGCACATTATAATCCAACTATAATTCATAGAAGAGAACAGGATCATATAGTTTCTATAAAAACTATTCAAGATAAAGGCGTGTTGTGGTCAAATCAATGCTTGTTATTAGTTTTATACGATAGGATGCTAAAAAGTGGCAGTAACAATATCTGACAATAGAACGACATTAGATCAATGTGATATAGCAACAAATTTTAATGCTGGAGCCGCGATAAGTTCTATTTATGCTGAGGCTGGCTTTTCTATTGGAATTGCCTATAATGAAACAACAGGTCAATTATTTTTTAATGCTACGACTCCAGACTTCACAGTAGCTGGAAATAAATTGATTTATTTGTGGTCCACTTGTGTTGCTACTCAAAATGGTTATAAAGAAGGTACTCCAGCAGATAGCTCACATGCTATGTGGCTGTCAGATACAACCAATGATCTAATTATTTATATGGCTGGAAATGACCGGGATGTTTTTAAACATGCTGATGGTCAGGTAACGTTTCAAAGTTTTGTAATAGATATGGACTATCTTGATACGGTAAATACAAATGGTGATTTAGCTGCATTGGCTGGGGATTATGCTTCATTTGATGAGACTACTACAACAATGGAAGTTGGGGCTTATTATGTGACTTTGACGAAAGCTCTTGGTGGTGGTACTAATTGCCATTTAGATATAATTCGTTATGGAATTGAAGGAATTTCTATTATTGATGGAACGACTGGAGATCGGGGAACCTTTGCTGAAATAGCTACAGCAGATAGAGACATTGTCGATGGGGCAGGGCATGGAATAATTAGAGAATATACTCCTGGCTCTTATGGTGTTCAAGGTACTGTGAAATTTGGAACTACTAGTACTGGGGATAGCTGGTTCGATGATTCTGGTGTATCAATAACTTTTGAAGATAGACTGGTTTCTGATGATAAATTTAAACTTATAGTTCTAGGAAATGTCGCTGGCGGAGAAGAAACTAATTTCTATTTAGCAGATTCCACAATTGCTTCTGCTCGTCCCGGTGTTGAAATTGTTATGTCTGGTACTGGAATAGACATCCTTGATTTAGACGGGGTAAATTTTGTTAATTTAAAGAACCCTGTTGCATTTCCAACAGATTCGTCAAGCTATACTCACAGTGTAACAAATTGTGGTTTTTCTAATGTTGGTCAGATATCTCCTGGAACAGTGGATTTTACTTTTAATTCGGTATCAGCATATGATGAGACTTTTGGAACAGCTAATGGTGCTCTATTAATTGATTCGTCTTCAAATGTAGACAACTGGTCAAATAATAGTTTTACTTCACTTGGAACCGGACATGCAATTTATATAACAATGAGCGGCGTATATACTTTTACTAATAATAGTTATACTGGATATGCTGATCAAGGTGGCACAGATACAGATAGAGTAGTCTATAATGATTCTGGTGGTTCCGTTACTCTTAATATTGATGGCGGTGATTCCCCAAGTTATAGAAATGGGACAAGTGCTTCAACGACGATTAGTAACACTAAAAATCATTATCTTTCTAACTTAATAA